TTTTGATCCAACGGGAAAGTCCGATGGTAGCGTATCTTCGCAATTAAAAAAAACAAAATGTGTCAACACGTAACTAGTCATGTCGGAACCATATATTGCTCTTTGTTTGCCCCATTCGTATTTCACTGATGACCACGCGTGTAATTCGGGTCTTCGGTTAAGGTAATGTTCAATAGGTACATCCTCAGCTATATTCAGTGCTATGAACTTGTTGCGTAACTCCCTCTCTTTAGGCAGTCCTTCAGTGTCTTCAGCATACTGGCTATGTATTGATCCCGAAGCTGACCATTGCCATCTTGCTCCCCAATATTTTTTCCAGTCTAGACGTCTATACTTCTCCCTGTCAGGATCATACTTAGAGAACAGTTTCCTAGCTGTTTCGTATACCGTCTTGTATGGTATTTTCGTCAAGCATGGTTGGGTCCTGTTCTTCTTTTCAGTTTTCCAGTCCACTTCTCCTGTTACTCTGTTTACTAGGACGTCCAGTTCAAACACGTCCCTCAGATCAGACATTACTATATTCTGATAAGATTTGGCTCGTACCGATATAGATTTGCCTAACTTCGTAAATTCTGAGACGGAACTAACCGAAAACAGGCCAGCTTTTTCTACCTTCTCGACGGTGTCGTTCGACACACTGGCACACCATAACATGATACCCCCCATCATGGTAGTCGTAGATATCTTCTTGAGTGACCAAGCTTTCCTTGCTCTGTTCTTTTCTTCGTCCGTCAATACGCTCCAGACTTCTTCAGCTGTAAAGTGCGTATGATGGAGAGATGAAATGTCTGCCCTAGGCAAGCCTCTCAGTTCAATATCAGTCACTTCTCCGGGAGGAGCGACTTCTCCTGCACGTCTACCAAACTGTAGGAAGACATTGTCATCTGTACACCAGTCATTGTAATAACCAGTATAGTCCTCGATGAAATGCCTAGATAATGCGGCTAAAATCTGCTTCGTTACCGGCGCTAATATTTGGTCCACCTTGTAATAAACGTATGTTGCCCCCGACACGGGGATGAGTTTGGCTTGTACTCCCGTGTTATAATAGTTATACCACGTTTCCATTTCGTCAAACTCACCTTCTAGCCTGTCTATGACCAGATACTCAGCGTTAGAAAACACACAAGCCTCATATTTTCCCAAGCCATTCACTCGTAGCGCTGCGGGTACCGGGTAACTTGAAAACCGACGCATTATTGATTTCGGTATTGTCTTCCGTTCTTCTCGTCTCACCTTCTCGTCATGTTCATTAATCTCGTCAGAACTATAGCTACATTCGTTTATAGTTACATACACTCCCTCTACTTCGTCGTTATCCAACACGCCTGGTGCTCCAAAACGATGTAATCCGCTCTCAGCGTTGCGTAATTTTTGTTCTACGATACATACATTACTAGCTACAGTGTTCCTTGTACTACATTTTTTACTAATTACAAATCTTCCAGTCGCTAAATGTCCTTTTGTCTTTAACCCGTTATCTAGACTCACACCCTCTTTAATGAATGACTTTTGCTTGAGAAATTCTTGCTCAAAACGTTTGCTCCTGGCAAGTTTTTCCTTATAATACATAAAATTGTTCCTTAGCACAGCCAACTTTTCCGCGTTCTCCTGCGCAGAAACCTCTACCCCTTCCTCGTCACTAGACTCTCCCATTACCAGAATGGGAAAACTTTTTC